CGATGATGGAATGAAACCAATAGATTATCTTAGAGAACGTGCTGGAGAATTAGGAACACAATTGAAAAATTGGTTTACAGATATGTTCTTTGGAAAAGTCGTTGAGAGAGATAGAGACTTTGGCAATGATATACGATCAGGCGGAATAATTGAAAACATTTCTAACGGATTCTCAAGTCTGATGGCAACGGCAAAAGATAAGTTTATGAGTGCTATGGGACTTGAAGATTCTGAAACTGCTGGTAAAAGTATTTTCACGCAAATTATGGAAAAACTATTTCCGCCTAACGAATCTGGTGAAGGATTAGGATCTCGAATGGGCAATGCATTAGTCGAATCAATTTCGAGATTTATGGAATCTACTGGCGGACAAGCGTTGATCGACACCATTGGGTATCACTTTGAAGGGGTAATGTTAACTTTACAGGAAGCTATTGATAGTAAAATCGGTATACTTAGCAATAGTAGATTAGAAAGAGAAAGAAGAGAATTTGAAGAAAGAGGACTTCAAGAAGGCAGAATTGATCCTGCTCAAGCAACTGCATTACAATCTTATGCTGAAGATTTAGCTCGTATAGCTGAAGGTAGCTTCAACATGAACGTAGGAAGGCAAGGACTTTTGCAATCGGATGAAGCTTATGCTGCTGAAATTGCACGATACCAACAAACAGATTTATATAGAAATCAACAAGACGAAATGACTAGAGTTGATTCTCTACTAAATCCTCCGCAAAGACGAGTTGGTACACTAAGAGCAACTGGAAAAAACACAGAACCAAGTGACACAACGGCTAAAATTCACAAAGGTGAGCGTGTGCTTAATCCGGGTGAAGCAGCAGCCGTGAACGACCTACCAGGTGCTATCAACCAACTAAATACACTTACAGCGCAGATTCGTGACTTGATGGCACAAAGTGTATCGCATCAAGAAAGAACTGCAAGAGGCATTAGAAAATTAGGAAGTGATATAATGACATGAGTTGGAAAAAATATTTTACCCCAGTCCCAACAAGTGCAAATACAAGCGGCAGCTACTCGCCATTTAGTATGACAAAAGGTCAAGGTGTTGGTCCAGCAGCAGCAAATTACAGCAGTCATCTTCCTGATGTTTATGTAGGATCGCCTAATCGTGTTGAGCGTTATGGTCAATACAACACAATGGATAACGACAGCGAAGTTAATGCTGCATTGGATATCCTTGCTGAATTTTGCACACAAAAGAACAAAGAAAATTCAACACCGTTTAAAATTGAATTTTCAAAAGCAGCTACAAACACTGAAGTTCAAATCCTTGGACAATACCTCAAGCAATGGTGTAAGATACAAGAATTTGAAACACGAATGTTTAAAATTATTCGCAACACATTCAAGTATGGCGACCAGTTTTTTGTAAGAGATCCAGAAACTAAAAAATGGTTTCATGTCGATCCTGCTAACATCACAAAAATTATTGTAAACGAATCAGAAGGCAAACGTCCTGAGCAATATATTGTTAAAGATTTAAACATCAGTTTTGAAGCACTAGCTGCAACTAAAATCAATACTGATACTGCATATGGACCTGGTGCTAACACACAAGGTTATCAGACGCTCAACAATCAAACCATGACAGGAAGAACAGCTGATCAAAATTCAAGTAGATTTGGCACTGATGCAAATGAAACTGCAATTGATGCCAATCACATGATACATTTGAGCATGAGTGAAGGATTAGATCAAAACTTTCCTTTTGGTAATAGTTTATTAGAAACTATTTTTAAAGTATACAAGCAAAAAGAATTACTTGAAGATGCTATTATTATCTATCGAGTACAACGTGCGCCGGAGCGCAGAGTATTCTACGTTGATGTGGGCAACATGCCTTCACACCTTGCTATGCAATTTGTGGAACGTGTTAAAACAGAAATTCACCAAAGAAGAATCCCAAGTAAGACAGGCGGAGGCCAAACTGTTATAGACAGTAGTTACAATCCGTTGTCAATCAACGAAGACTACTTCTTCCCACAAACTGCTGAAGGACGTGGTTCAAAAGTTGAAACACTGCCAGGTGGTACTAACCTAGGAGAGATTGATGATCTTAGATATTTTACTAATAAGCTCGTACGTGGCTTACGAATCCCTAGCAGTTACTTGCCAACAGGGGCTGACGACTCAGCTTCGCAATACAATGACGGACGAGTCGGCACTGCTTATATTCAAGAGTTGAGATTCAACAACTATTGCGAACGTCTGCAAAGCACGGTAACAGAAGTTTTCAACAATGAATTTAAACTTTACTTGCATCAAAAAGGCATCAACATTGATTTAGCAATGTTTGATTTAAAATTACAGCCACCACAAAACTTTGCAAGCTACAGACAAGCTGAACTTGACAGCAACAGAATCAGTACGTTTACTCAAATGCAACAAGTTCCGTTTATTTCAAATCGTTTTGCACTACAGCGTTTCCTAGGACTCAGCAAAGAAGAAGTTGCAGAAAACGAAAGACTATGGCGTGAAGAAAATGACGAGTTCTTTGAAGCTGGCGAAACAGAAACAGCAGCACAATTACGAGATGCTGGAATCAGTGGAAGTGATATTGCCGGCGATGCTGAAGCAGCAGACGGAGAAGAAATCACCGGCGATGAAGATATTGCAACAGGTGCAGACGCAGGAGGAGATGCAGGCGGTGATGCAAATGATCCGTTCAGTGCATAAATACTATTATGATACTACGTGAATTATATTATTTCGACAAACAAACTATGGAACCAGTAGAAGACGATCGCTACGATTCTCAAGATGACGACAGCGTGGTAAATCTCGACGACACAAGAAAAACTCGATTGACACTTCGAGATATTAACAAAGCAAGGCGTGCAGAAGAAATGCACAGACAAGAAGCAACAAAGGATCTAGAATATGTTAGATCTATGTACGGACTTGCTGCTCAAGGCACCGAAGAAACAATGTAAGGAATATTTTCTTGTCTAAAGTTTATATTCCAGGCGAAAGCAACAAACAACGAAAAGCACGTAAAAGAAAAGAAAAAGGTTGGAAAAAAGAAACTCCTCCTGCTCCTAAACCAGTCTTGCCAAGAAAAGTAGTAACCAATACACTACAAAGAAGTACTCCTCCAAAACAAATTGAACGCATACAAGAGCAACTAACGTATCCTACAAAAGATGTTGCGTTTGTTTTGGGCAACGGAACAAGTAGAGCAAGCATTGATCCATTTCTTTTAAAAAGCAAAGGCACTGTGTATGGATGCAATGCACTTTTTCGCACATTTAGTCCAGACTATTTGATTGCAGTTGATACTAAAATGATAAAAGAAATATCGTTAGCAGGTTATCAATTAAAGAATCAAGTGTGGACAAATCCTAACAAGTATACCAGAGAAGTGCAAGGATTAAACCTCTTTAATCCTAATTTAGGCTGGAGTAGTGGTCCTACTGCACTTAATTTTGCTAGCTTAAACGGCGCTAAAACCGTCTTTATTTTAGGATTTGATTATAGAGGACTTGGGGATAGACACGAAACTGTAAACAATCTATATGCCGGAACAATGAACTACAAAGGCAAAAATGATAGAGCTACCTATTACGGAAATTGGCAAAGACAGACTTCTCTGGTAATAAAACGAAACCCCCGAACGAGATATATAAGAGTAGTTGAAAAGGCAGAATACTTTGTGCCTGAAAATTTGGTAGGACTTGACAATCTAGAACATATTACTGTAAGCAAATTCAAAGAAATCATTGGAATTTAACCTCGTCGTTGTAAAATAGGCCGTTTTGAGCCTATTTCGACGTACTTTTTTTTATAAAGTGTAAATATAATAGACAGCCTTGTAAAGTAAAGGAGATAACAATGACTGATCGAGCAAAGTTTGAAGAAATGCTTGAGCGCCTAATTGCTGAAGATAAAGCAGGTGCCGAAGAGCTTTTCCATGAAATCGTGGTAGAGAAATCACGTGAAATTTATTCAAGTATTCTTGAAAGTGAAGAAGAAGTAGATGAAGCTGACGAAGAAGTTGACGAGTCAGATGACGAAGATCTAGATGAAGCAACTGATGAAGAAGTTGACGAGTCAGACGACGAAGACCTAGATGAAGCAACTGATGAAGAAGTTGACGAGTCAGACGACGAAGACCTAGACGAAATGTTTGGCTTAGACGAATTTGAAGTTGAAGCAGACCCAATGGCAGACATGGGCGGTGACGCAACTGATGACATGATGGGCGACATGGAGCCAGAAATGGGCGACGACGAAGGCGACGACGAAGGCGCTGAAGGTCCAGAAGAAGCAATGGCAGATCTCAAAGACGCACTTGCATCGTTAGAAGCAGAATTTGAAAAAATGATGGGCGATGAAGAAGGCGAAGGCGAAGAAGAGCCAGGCGAAGAAGAGCCAGAAGAAGAAGCAATGGCATTTGAAGCAGACGAAGAAGTTGAAGAAGCAGCTGATGAAGAAGTTGAAGAAACAACTGACGAAGAAGTTGAAGAAGCAGCTGATAAATCAGCAGGCGAAATTATGCGTGAATACGTAAACAAAATGTCAGCAACAATGGGCGACAACGGTGCAAACTCAAAGTCAATCGTTGCAGGTAAAAATGATATGGGCGGCACAGCAGCAAACATGACTGGCGCCGACACATCAAGTGATCCAGAAGTTGGAGCAGGTAAAAAAGTAGCTGGCTCAGCACTTAACGACCAAAGTCCAAAAGAGGATAACGCCGGTAATAGAAATACTAAAGGCGGAACAAGTGCTAAATCAGGCACAAAAAGCGAACCTGGCCACGGCGCCGAGAAAAAAGGCAAGCCAGAGCAAGCTGCTAACAAAAAGTCAATTACAGGCAGCTAAAACAAGGAACGACGGATGAACTTACTACAAGAAAATTTGAGTTTCGATAAGGCGAAGATGGTCGTTGAGTCTGCTAATGAAGGCAAGGATCTTTTTATGAAAGGTATTTGTATTCAAGGCGGAGTACGCAACGCAAATCAGCGTGTTTATCCCGTAAATGAGATTAGCAGGGCTGTCACCACTCTTAACGAGCAGATAGCTGAAGGTTACTCACCATTGGGCGAAGTAGATCATCCTGACGGACTTAATATTAACCTAGACCGTGTGTGTCTCATGATTGAAAGCATGTGGATGGACGGTCCTAATGGTTACGGTAAACTAAAAATCTTACCAACTCCGATGGGAGGCCTAGTTAAAACAATGCTTGAAAGCGGCGTTAAACTAGGTGTCTCATCTCGAGGAAGTGGAGATGTAGACGGTAGCGGAAACGTTAACGGCTTTGAAATAATCACTGTGGACGTTGTGGCTCAGCCTAGCGCCCCTGGTGCGTATCCAACACCAATTTACGAACATTTAATGAATGAAAAGGGCGGGTACAAGGCAATTTTAACTTCGAAAGAAGTCCAAGGCGATAAACAGGCACAGAAATATATTGCAGAGAGCTTATTAGATATAATAAGCAGGCTCCAGTAAAAGGAGAAAATTAATGGAAGCACTAAAAGCCCTTTTAGAGAGTGATGCAATCTCAGAAGCGATGAAAACAGAACTTGAAGAAGCGTGGAACACGAAAGTGCAAGAAAATAAACTTGCAGTTACCGCTGAACTACGTGAAGAGTTTGCTGGTAAGTATGCACACGATAAGAGTGTAATGGTCGAAGCTATTGATGCTTTGGTTAGTGAAAAACTAACTGAAGAAATGGCCGAGTTACACGAAGATCGTAAGCAACTTGCAGAACAGAAAGCAAAATATGCTATGAAGATGCGTGAAGACGCAAACTTAATGGCAAGTTTTGTTAAACAAACACTTGTTAAAGAAGTATCTGAACTACACGATGATCAGAAAGCAATGGCAAACAAATTTGGCATGCTAGAAGAATTTGTTGTAGAACAACTTGCAACTGAACTTGCAGAGTTCCAAGAAGACAAAAAAGACCTTGCCGAAACCAAAGTACGCTTAGTACGCGAAGGCAAGCAACACTTGGCTAAAGTTAAAACAGACTTTATCCAAAGAAGTGCCAGTGCAATTCAAGAAACAGTAGCTAAAGCTCTTACAACAGAGATCAAGCAACTTAAAGAAGATATTGACACAGCACGCCAAAACGATTTTGGTCGTAAGATTTTTGAAGCATTCAGCAATGAATACATGGGTTCACACCTAAATGAAACATCTGAAACTAAAAAACTAATGTCCGTAGTTGAAACAAAGAACAAACAAATTGTTGAAGCAAAAGATTTAGCACTAAAAGCTAAAGCTATTGCAGAAGCAAAAGATGCTGAAGTAAAGCGTCTTGTTGAATCTCAAACACGTACAAGTAAAATGAACGAGCTCGTTGGACCTTTAAGTAAGGACCAAAGAGAAATTATGACAGACTTACTGGAATCAGTACAAACCAACAGACTACAATCTGCGTTTGATAAGTATCTACCAGCGGTTATCCAAGGTAACACTCCAGCGAAGCAAAAGGCACCACTAACAGAGGCAAAAGAAGTAACAGGCAATAAAACAACAAACAGTTCTAAAGCAGACCATAATGTCGTTGACATTAAGCGTCTAGCTGGCTTATAAAGGAGAAATAATATGTCAGAACTACTAGAAAGTCGCTGGTCAGAAACCAAGGGTGCCCTAGTTGAAGGCTTAAACGGCAATAAAAAAGCTGTGATGGAAACAACACTCGAGAATACTCGTAAGCACTTAATGGAATCTGCAACAGCAGGCGGAACATCCGCAGGTAACGTAGCAACCCTAAACCGTGTGATCCTACCAGTGATCAGACGTGTTATGCCAACAGTGATCGCTAACGATCTAGTTGGTGTACAACCAATGACTGGCCCAGTTGGTCAAATTCACACACTACGTGTGCGTTATTCAGACACAGCAGGTACAGGCGCAGCAGGCGCAACAGCAGGCGAAGAAGCACTAAGCCCATTCAAAATTGCTGAAGCATATTCAGGTAACACCACAACAGGTCGCGCCGATGCAACAGCAACAATGGAAGGTGTGCCAGGTAACAGACTAAGCATTCAGATCTTGAAACAGACTGTTGAAGCAAAGTCACGTAAGTTGTCAGCACGTTGGACATTTGAAGCAGCACAAGACGCTCAAAGCCAGCATGGTATCGACGTAGAAGCAGAAATCATGGCAGCACTTGCTCAAGAGATTACTGCTGAAATCGATCAAGAAGTGATTCAATCACTAACAACACTAGCAGGTACAGGTACAGAAACATATGACCAAGCCGCAGTTAGTGGTACAGCTACATTCGTTGGTGATGAGCATGCAGCACTTGCAGTTCAAATCAACCGTGTTGCAAACTTGATTGCACAGCGTACACGCCGTGGCGCAGGTAACTGGGCTGTTGTTTCACCAACAATGCTAACAGTACTACAGTCAGCAACTACAAGTGCATTTGCACGTACAACTGAAGGCGCATTTGAAGCACCAACAAACACAAAAATGGTTGGTACATTGAACAACGCAATGAAAGTATATGTAAACACATATGCAGCAGACGACGATGTACTAGTTGGATACAAAGGCACAAGTGAATCAGACGCAGCAGCGTTCTATTGCCCATATATCCCACTAATGTCAAGTGGTGTTGTTCTAGATCCAGATACATTCGAACCAGTCGTGAGCTTCATGACTCGTTACGGTTATGTGGAACTAACAAACACAGCGTCATCGCTAGGTAACGCAGCTGACTACTTGGGTAAAGTAGAAGTAACAGCAGGAAACTTGAGCTTCAGCTAAGTTTCAACTTAACTAAGTTATGAAATAGGCCCTACGGGGCCTATTTTATTGAGTAAATACTAGATGGCAATTAAAAAAACTTTATGGACTTATGGCTGTAGTTGGACACAAGGCGTAGGATTAAAAGATAATAGTACATTTAAAAATAATCAGTGGGAAGATTTAAACAAGGCATCTGCTTATGCGTGGCCTAATGTATTAGCTAAATCTATTAACTATAATTGTGTTAACAACGGACACGGAGGATCAAGTAATTTAGAAATAATGCATAGTATACTTGATACTTGTCAAGACTGGAAGGCCGGTGATTTAGTTATTGTAATGTGGTCTTATTACGAAAGAAATATTTTTTATCACAGAGTTCCTAACGATATAGAACCTTGGACGTATCAATGTTTACCAATGAGTGCTAAATTAGCAGAATCAAATTACAAAGGTATTAAATGGTACAATCGATATTTAAAAGAAGACTTTAAGTCTGATTTATACGATTCTCGAATTAAATCAGGATATCACAGATTAAATGTCGAATATTTGTGTAATTCATTAAATGTTAATTGCATACACACTGAAGTAGAAAAAGCAGATATTACTGATGGTGTTTTTGAAAGTGGTAATATAAAAAAGAAATTTGTTGATCCGTTACAGCATTATCTTGAAGGTAATAATAATTCAAGCGACAAAAACGCATTAGATGGTTCACATCCTAGTGAAAAGTGGCATGCGTCAACCGCAATGCTATTTAAAAAGTACATGAAAAAAGTAAATATAATAAGCAACTAAGGAAAAACAATGCCAATAGGACAAGTTTACAAATACAACAAGAATAGAAAATTTAGTGTTATCAGACCAAAAACATGGGGCGATACATTGCACGATGTAATTTTTTTAAGTTCTGAATACGACTTAAAAAAAGGCGACACTGTTGAATACACGAGAGAAATGAAAAATAAAAAGTTTTATGCTACAAATATTAAAAAAATAGGTTGACCTTAGTACATTTATTTGCTATATTAAACACATAACAAAGACGACGGTCTTTTTGTTAGATAGTGCAAGGAAATGTTGTTTCGTAAGGACGATAACTTGGCTAGTAGCTGTAGTGGCAGCGTATGAGCATGGAGACATGAAGATACGTATTTCGAACGTAACTGTTTGATACTAGGCGCAACTGAATGTATGAAATACTTACTAGGTTGTTGGAGGTAGACTGTAATCCTCCCTATCACTTTATTATTAAAGGTCTACCGCATTAGTGGGTAGACCTTTTTTGTTTCATTATAACCCATTTTATACTTTTTGATAAATACTTGTGTTAAGGTAACGAGCCTCAACGAGGACTTATGCGGAACCCTCCGCGTAGACCTAGAACGTCAACACAAGGAGAAAACAATGGGACGTCCAATTAATCCAGACAAAATCGGTAAAGGTACAGGTCGAATTGCAGTAAGCAGACACTATTTTACTGGCGGTGCAGAAGCAACAACAGCAGCACATATTGTAAGACAAGCAGGCAACGGAAAGTACGTTGTTCGTTTAGATAGTTCAACAGCACCACACACTGCTGACGAAATTCTAACACTAACAACAGCAGCAAATGCTTCAATGCCAGCTGGTACATTTAGAATTGATGCAGTAGGTTCAGATTCAACTGTGTATAATGTAACAAAACTACGCAATAGAACTGTTCAACTCGAAGGTGGCGACAATGCAATTTACAATATTGGTATTGACGCAAGTAACAGAGAAATTGTCGGTCATCCAAACGCTGAATTAAGTGTTAACTTACCGGCACAAGCATAAATTAGGAGATAATTTATGGCTACTACCAAAATTGCCAATTATGGCGTCGATAATTATAAAATAAAACTCAACGAGGGAGGAACGTTTTCTATTGATACCGGTGACGGTGTCGGCGAAGTTAGAATCTCAGGAGATTTAATAGTTACCGGCGAAATTACCCAAACTGAAATTAACGAAGTTGTTGTACGAGATAGAACAATCACAGTTAATGACGGAGAGGAAGGCAATGGTATTAGCGATATATTTGGCAACGGATCGCAGTATGCAGGCATTATTATTGATAGAGGAAATTTTCCTGATGCAAAAATGATGTACGATGAAGACCTTACATGGTACGATTCGCAAACTGGACTCGAAGATCCAAATGTAGGTGCGTTTGTTTTTAAAACAAAAAGCGGAACTGACACTGGTGGAACACAAGGTGAATTACAAGGTATCTTTACAAACTTTATTGGTACCTTTAATAGCACCGATTTAGTATTGTTAGGAGCTCAAGATCATACTGGTAAAGTAACTGTTACAAACACTGTAGATTACGAAAAAAACATTTTTCCTTATACAGGTGACAGTATTACAGTAAATCCTTTTGCCCCTGACAATCTAACACCAATTAACGATCCAGACTTTGATGACGATGCAATTCCTAATATAAAACTAATGTTGGATTATATTAGAGATTATCACAAGTATAATTTTCAAGATAAAATTTTAAGTCTCAATGACACAAGTATTAGTGTTAGCGATTTTGATACAGACAGTAGTGCAATTAGTAATGCAAAAGTTACAATTGATTCAACTGATGTATCTGAGTTTTATCTAAACAGAATTAACTTTATCGGAATAGAGTTTGAAGAAAACACTATTAGATCGAGAATTGTTAATCAAAATCTAATTCTCGAAGGAAAAGCAGAAGGACTAGTACAATTTAATACTCCTGCATATTTTCCAAAGTACGATGATGTAAATCCAGGAGATACTGATCCGGATGTACCAGATGACGGTATTACATTGTACAGTAAAGAAGAAGCAGATGGCGGCACAGGTTTATTCTTTGTAAACGAAAACGGCACACAAGACGAAATTATAAGCAGAAACAAAGCACTGCTTTACAGTATTATTTTTTAAGGAAGAAAGAATATGGCAATCGAAACACAACTTATCGGTGCAACTGACACAATTATTCTAAGCGTTCCTGCTGATAAAAAATATGCTGTTACAACAATCTTAGTTTGTAATTATGCATCAACAGCTGACGCTGCAAATGATAGTACATTTGATATGCATGTTATTAAAACAGCAGGCGGTGTAAAAGGCGATGCTAACAAGGTTTTGAACAGCGTACAAATGCCAGCTCAAGAAACGTTTAGTTTTAATACAGAAAGACTCATTCTTGAGGAAGGCGATAGAGTAGTATTAATTAGTCCAGACGCGGACAAATTAAGTGCAGTAATTAGTTATTTGGAAGTATAATGGAATATATTAAGAAGCAGATATTACACGAAAGAAAACTAGGCGACCGTCAGTTACTTATTAACAATGACGGAACTGTTGAAATTACTCCAAGTAGTGGAAAAGTTAAAATTACAGGTGACCTTGAAGTTACTGGAGCAAGTTCGGGTGCTACAGATCCATTTGTGTATTATGTAAGTCTGCAAGGAAACGACGACAACGACGGGCTAGCAGCAGGGCCAGATAGAGCAAAACGAACAATTAAATCAGCAGTTGAGGCAGCACCAGAGGGCGCTACTATTAAATTGTCTCCTGGTGATTATTACGAAGACAATCCGATTTATCTTAAAGCTAGACAAACAGTTCGCGGCGATAGTTTGCGTAACTGTCAAGTTTGGCCAAACAATCCAACAGAAGATTACTTTTATGTAGACAATGCTTGTTATATTTTCCAAATTACATTTAGAGGACTTAGAGATCCGGGCTGGTGTGTTAGAATCAAGCCAGGCTCACTAGTTACAACTTCTCCTTATGTACAAAACTGTTCTAATATCAACGGCCCTTGGTTGAACGATGGTACTGAATTTGTGCCATTTGAAACTGTACAAATCGAAGGCGTGCCGGCAACTGCAAGACCTATTGAAAACGACCCGGCTGTTCCACTAGCAAAACGTATTAACACAACCGGCGGCGGCAACGGCATGCTAGTTGACGGTAATGACTATGACCAACGTTCGCTTGTGTTTAGTATGGTTGCAGACGCATTTACACAAATTGCACAAGGTGGTATTGGTTTCCATATTACCAACTTTGGGTATACACAGATTGTTAGTTGTTTCTCAGTCTTTACACGTATCGGCTTCCAAGCAACCAAAGGTGGCTATCTAAGTATTTCCAACAGTGTTAGTGACTTTGGTACATTTGCAATTATTGCCGACGGCGTGTTTGACAAAGTTTACACAACTGCAAGACCTGTACAAGATTACTCAAGTAAAATAGGTAGTATTACAGTTAACAGTACCGGTAGTGGATATCAATCGGTTCCTGCTGTTGTTATTGCACCTCCAACTGCACCCGGCGGCATACAAGCAACTGCTGTAGCAACACTTGATTCTTTAAGAGGCGAAGTAACTGGTATTACTATTACTGAACAAGGCGATGGATATCAAACAGTTCCTGATATTGAATTTGTTGGCGGCGGATTTAGTGTTCCAGCTAGTGCAACAGCAAACTTACTGAAAAATAAAGAAATTGTAGTTGACAGTTTAAGAGACATTCCTCAAACAGGTAGTATTATCAAGTTTGAAGGCGATCCTCTAAAATACTATGTTACCAACAATATAATTTCGCAACAACCGTTTATATACGATGAAACAATTTGTAGAAGAGATGTTGCTCGTATTATTGATGCTGTAATCGGTGATGTTACAATGGGCACCAACTACCAAGCATTGTCGGCAGGTAGAAGTTATTTAAGAGCAACATCGCAGAAAGTATTATTCCAACAACTTGCTCCAACAATCTATGGTATCGAAGCTGCACGTGATGCAATTCTTGAAAGATTACCAGATAGTGATCCAACAAACGAATCAGCAAGATATGATGTAATTGAACGCTTTGCTGAAATTGTTGCATTCTTGCAAAATGAAGACAGCAGTGCAGCACCGGATATTGTTTACAACGATATAACCGCAGTTGACCAAGGCCATAGTGATGCAAAAGATGTATTGCTACTAAACAAAGATTTTATTGTTGAAGAAGTAATTGAATATATTAGAGATCAGTTTACTGAGCTAAGTTACAATCAAGACAAATGCGAACGTGATATTAAACTTGTAACAAAGGCTATTGCTGACGATATGAAGCTAGGTACTGATTACAATACTATTACAGCAGCACTTGCATATCTAAGAGCCAACAGTAGTGTAGTTATTAGCAGACAATTAGAAATAACAAAAGCAGCATTTGTAAATCTGCAAAATGCAATACTTGATCTTCCAGAGGTAATTGCAGATGCTACTGCAACTATTAGAGTAAATGCACTGTTTGAAGAATTCTTTGATATTCTAAACGGTTCGGATTATAATACAACAACATGCCGTCGAGACTTGGGATACATTTTTGACAGCGTACAATACGACTCGTTATTAGGAACAAACTTCAATAGTGTAACAGCAGGACTGAGCTATGAAAGAGCTCCTAGTTATTATGTAATCGGAAGTCAATTCCAACAAACAGTTGGGGCAATTGAACGTGCTAAAGATTTAGCTGTTGCAGCCGCAGCAGCAGATGTAACAGCATCGTCTAGAGTTGAAGACAACTTTCAAGAAGTTCTTGATATTCTTACTATTGCTGATAGTTCGCAAGACACTTCAACAGTTAATCGTATTGTGTTTAGCGACCCAGGTGTTGCATATGAAGATAAGACAAATGCAAGAATACAAATACAAAACAACAGAGCATTTATTGTAAGCGAATTGGTATCTTGGATTAATACAAACTATCCAGCGCTAGTTTATGATCAAGCAAAATGTGAAAGAGATACAGGTTTTATTCTCGATGCAGTGAGTTTTGATATTCAGTATGCAGGAAACTTTGCAACCCGCAGAGCAGCTGATGCTTACTTTAGTTATGCAGCTTCTCAGCTACCATCAGATCAACAAGCAGTAACAGCCGCAGCATATGCACAATTGTCAACAATACTACAAGACATTGTTGTTGAAACATATGCTGGACAGGATGTAACAGGCGAACCAGCTACAGGAGTTGAATCGGCACAAGTAGATTTGTTAGTTGGAATTATTGAAAATGTAATTACAAACAATACATTGAGTGCATTGCCTGCACTTGTAGAACCAGATACAAGTTGGGTTGCAGCCGGAATAGACAGTGCAATTGACGATGTATTAGCTTCAGAATCTACAATTATTGACGAAGTTATTGCTGAAATTGGCGTAACAATTACAAACGCAGATACTATTAGTTTCCCAATACCTACTGAAATTATTGATACTAAAGTAAATGCAAAAAATCAATTACAAGCAAACAAACGATTTATTCAAGAGGATGTGATTGCATATATTGCAAACGAGTTTCCTACACTTGAATACAAGCAGGACAGATGTTTTAGAGATGTTGGATATATTGTAGATGCATTAACATATGATATTTTATATGATTCTAATGATGCTACTTTAACAAATGCAAGAGCATACTATGCAAACAGTATAAATCAGCTAGGAACACAAGACGAAATCGATGCAACAATTTCAGCATATACGCATTTACAGGGTTTGGTTGTAGGCGTATTAATTGAAGCTGCTGTTACAAAACAGTCGGGCAATCCATTAAATCAAGATACAACTGGCGATCCAGCAACAGCAGTTCAGTCTTCAAGATCAGAAAGTCTACTACAGATTATAATTGATGTTATTACAGAAGGCAACTTAGACAGTTTACCAGGGTCAAATGCTCCTACTACTTCTTGGGTTCCGCAAGAACTAATTGCAGCTAGTGCCGCTACAGCAGCTAGTGCAACACAATTTGCAGAAGATACAACAGACTTTATATTAGTAAACTATCCAGACTTTACATACGATAGAGAAAAATGCAAGAGAGATACTGCATTAATTATTGATGCAGTTACACGAGATGCTCGTTTGGATACAAACCACAACAGTATTACAGCAGGATTGGCATATCAAAGAGAAAGTGCTGCAACTTATAAATCGCAACAAATGCCAGCTACTTTAATG